TACTAGAAGATGCAATTATAATTTATAGAGTACAGAGAGCACCGGAAAGACGGGTATTCTATATTGACGTAGGTAATATGCCAAGTCACCTTGCAATGCAATTCGTTGAAAGAGTTAAGACTGAAATCCATCAACGAAGAATTCCATCAGCAACAGGTGGCGGGCAAAACGTCATTGATAGTGCATACAATCCTTTATCAATAAATGAGGATTATTTCTTCCCACAAACAGCAGAAGGAAGAGGATCTAAAGTAGAAACACTACCAGGTGGTACTAATTTAGGTGAAATAGATGATTTAAAATACTTTACAAACAAACTTGTAAGAGGTTTACGTATTCCTAGTTCATATTTGCCAACAGGCCCTGATGATTCACAACAATCATTTAATGACGGTAGAGTTGGAACAGCATATATTCAAGAATTAAGATTTAACAAATACTGTGAAAGATTACAAAATCTTATTGGAGATGACTTTAATGAAGAATTTAAAAAATATCTATTAGAAAAAGGTGTTAATATAGATATTGCTATGTTTGATATTAAACTACAATTGCCTATAAACTTTGCAAGTTATAGACAAGCAGAAGTTGATAACAACAGAATATCTACATATGCACAATTATCTGCTATTCCTTTTATATCTAAAAGATATGCTTTAGAAAGATTTTTAGGATTAACAAAAGAAGAAATGGCGGAAAATGAAAGATTGTGGAGAGAAGAAAATGATATAACACTCTCAACTAAACCTACATCAGCTTCGGGAGAATTAAGATCCGCAGGAATTAGTACAGCAGGAATACAAGCCGATCTAGCTGGAGCAGAAACAGAAGATCCTGAAGCAGGAGAGCCTGGTGCAGAAGGTCCTGCAGGTACTCCAACACCAACTCCAACTCCTGGAACAGCAGGTGGAACTCCGCCAGCAGGAGCATAAATATCGTTACAATGATATTACGAGAGCTATTCTATTTTGATAAAGATTCTTTACAACCTGTAGATCAAAAAAACTACGAGGCGGGTGATGATGATTCTATATTAGATATAGATGATACTAGAAAAACTAGACTAACTCTTAAACAAATCAACAAAGCACGAAGAGCCGGTGAGTTTCATAAAGAAGAACAAGAGAAAGAATTAGATTTTGTTAGAACAATGTACGGCGCGGCAAATCAACCAGAGATGTAATCAATGTCCATTGCTTTTGTATTAGGCAATGGTATGAGTCGGAAGGTAATTCCGCTAGAACCTTTGCGTGAAATAGGTAAACTCTACGGTTGTAATGCAATCTATCGAAATTTTACTCCTGACTATCTTATTGCAGTAGATTCTAAAATGGTGTTTGAAATCTGCGAAAAAGACATTCATCATAAAATAGAAACTTGGACTAACCCTAATAGATCATATAAACGATTCCAAAAATTAAATTTCTTTTCACCTAGCTTAGGTTGGAGCTCTGGACCTACTGCTCTTGGACTGGCTAGTAAGCATGGTCATAAGGTAATTTATATCCTAGGCTTTGATTTCCACGGATCTCCTAGTGGTAAAATGAATAACATATACGCAGATAGTAAAAATTATAAAAAGAGTTCAGACGTAGCAACATATCACGGAAACTGGAACAGGCAAACTTGTATAACTTTACAAAAAAATCCGTCCAAAGAGTATATTAGAGTGGTCAGTGATAGAACATTAGAAGATTTTAAAACAAAAGATCTCGAAAAATTTGCAAATTATCGAGAAATAACTGTCTCCAAGTTTAAAGAAAAGTACCATCTGTAAAATTTGTTCAAAAAAGGGCCTTTTGGGCCTAAATCTACTCGTATTTGCCCATTTAGAGTAAATAAATGGACGGACAGTCTAAAGAATCACTTAAAGGAGAAAACTAATGTCAGATAAAAAAGAAACGGCTACTCCTGTTGAGTCAAAAAGCAAATTTGAGCAAATGCTCGAAAAAGTTGTTGCGGATGACAGAACAGGTGCGGACGACATATTCCACGAAATCGTGGTAGAAAAATCAAGAAAAATTTACGAAGACCTCTTAGAAGATGACATCAAAGAAGTTGATGTTCCTGAGGCTAGTAAGGACGAAAAAACAGCAGAAGCTACAACTACTGAAGCTACAAAAGAAGACAAAGCTGAAGAAAAAGCAGATGCTAAAGAAGAAGATACAAAAGAAGCTACAAAAGAAGACGACAAGAAAGATGAAGAAGTAAAAGAAAAGTCTAAAGAAGATCAAAAAGACGAAAAAGCAACTTCAGAAACACTTGTTGACATTCAACCAGTAGAACAACCACAAAAGGTTGAACTGGCACCAGTAGCAACACCAACACCAACAGAAGATGGCATAGGCGGTGACGCAACAGACGACATGGTCGGTGACATTGAAGTTGATAAAGACAATGGCGACGAAGCGCCTTCAGATGGTGAAGACCTTGAAGATCGTGTAGTTGACCTTGAAGATGCAATTGACGAGCTAAAAGCTGAATTTGACGCAATGATGTCAGATGGTGGCGATGACGCAGAAGCTCCAGCAGACGACGAAGCTGGTGACGATGAAGAAGGCTCTGATGATGCAGAGGAAGAAGGTAATTTACCTACTTCCGAACTTGGAAGCGAAGAACAAAAGATCGTTCCTAGAGTAGAAAGCAAACAAGCACAAGCTAAATCCCCTAGAGAAGAAATGAGAGAGTATGTTAATAAAGTATCAGCTAAAACATCTGATGGTACAGACAATAGCAAATCTCCAGTTGCATCTAAAGGTGGAGCAAGTACAACTGAAGCTTCAGGTGTGAAAATATCTGGATCTGAAGAAAAAGGTGGAAAAGCGCCTAAGGCAAAACAAGAAGATGCTGGAAACGTTAATAAACCTGGTGCGAGTGCGGCTAAACTACACGCGGCCAAAGGCTCAACAGCTGACGGAACTGATGGTTCTAGTAATAAATCAGCTATTGGCAGTTAATAAACTAGTAGGACATAGTATTGATGATATCATTACGTGAGACGCTGACTTTCGACCAAGCTAAGATAGTCGTTGAAACGAAGGAAGAAAATAACGGGAAGTCCTTATACATGAAGGGCATTTGCATTCAAGGTGGTGTGAAAAACGCTAACCAAAGATTGTACCCTGTAAGTGAAATCCATCGGGCTGTCAGTACACTTAACGACCAAATCGAGGGCGGTTATTCAGTGTTAGGCGAAGTGGATCATCCAGAAGGTCTTACTATTAATTTGGATCGTGTTAGTCACATGGTTAATTCTATGTGGATGGACGGACCTAATGGTTACGGAAAATTAAAAGTATTACCAACGCCGATGGGACAACTAGTAAAAACAATGCTTGAAAGCGGAGTTAAATTAGGAGTTTCATCGCGTGGTAGTGGTAACGTAAAAGAAGACGGCATGGGACCTTATGGTTCAGGTGAAGTAAATGACTTTGAAATTATCACAGTTGATATCGTAGCTCAACCAAGTGCTCCGGGAGCCTATCCAACTCCCATTTATGAGCATTTGTTAAATTCAAAAGGTGGATATAAGGCTTTAAATTTGGCAAGAGATAATGAGGCACAGAATTACTTAAAGGATAACTTGATTAATATAATCAACAAACTCCAATAAAAAAAAAGGAGACAACAATAATGTTAGATGCACTGAAATCACTTTTTGAGAACGAAGCAATTTCGAAAGAGATCAGAGCGGAAATAGAATCAGCATGGGACAAAAAGATTGGTGAAAACCGTCTTGAAGTTACTGCGGAACTTAGAGAAGAGTTTGCAAAGAAGTATGAGCACGATAAAGCAACATTAACTGATGCCTTAGATGCCATGGTTCAAGAAAAACTTGAAAAAGAAATCGCAGAGTTCGCCGATGACCGTAAACAACTTGCAGAGCAAAAAGCCAAGTATGCGGTTCATATGAAAGAACATTCAGATAGATTGAAAGCATTTGTTTTCGAACAATTAAAATCTGAAATTGCTGAATTACACGAAGACCAAAAAGTTATGGCAACTAATTTTGCTAAACTTGAGGACTTTGTGGTAGACGCTTTATCTAAAGAAATAGCGGAATTCCACGAAGATAAGAAAGACGTTACTGAAACAAAGGTACGTTTAATTCGTGAAGCAAAAGCACATTTTGAAAAAGTTAGACAAAAATTTATTCAGAAAGGTGCTTCAAAAGTATCAGAAATAGTTGGCAGACACTTGAAAAAAGAAATCAGCCAATTAAAAGACGATATTGATGCATCACGTAAAAATGACTTTGGTCGTAGGTTGTTTGAGTCTTATGCACAAGAATATACTAATTCATTCTTGAATAGCAAATCTGAAACAGCTAAACTTTTAAAAGTTGTAGACGTAACAAAACAACAATTAGAAGACGCGAAAAGCACAGCCAACGAGAAAGAAAAAATCATCGATTCTAAACAAGTTGAAATTGATGGTCTTAAAACTAAGGCTGAAAGAGAAGCTGTAGTTAACGAGTTAGTTACTCCGTTGAATACAGAACAAAAAGAAATAATGACAAACTTACTGGAAAGCGTATCTACTGGAAAATTGCGTAAGCAATTTGACAAGTATATGCCCTCTGTAATAAATGGTAGGAGTCCAGCGAAAAAGGCAAGTTCAACTATAGGCACAGAAGTAACAGGCGACAAAATTCAAACAAACATTGGTAATGTGAGTCAATTCAATAGAAATATTGTAGATATAAAAAGACTCGCAGGAATCTAAAAAGGAGAAAAATACAATGTCAGAACTAACAGAAACTCGCTGGCAGGATACAAAGAGTGCGTTACTAGAAGGCCTATCAGGCAATAAAAAGTCTGTAATGGAAGCAACTTTAGAAAATACTAGAAAGTATTTGTCTGAGGCGGCTACAGCTGGAGCAACTTCGGCTGGTAACGTAGCAACTTTAAATAGAGTGATCCTACCGGTGATAAGACGGGTTATGCCGACTGTAATAGCTAACGAATTGGTTGGAGTTCAACCAATGACTGGCCCAGTTGGACAAATCCACACACTAAGAGTGAGATATGCTGATACAACAACAGGTGGTAGCACAACTACTACTGCTGGTGAAGAAGCACT